GCCTAGGGGTTGTTGCTACTAATGCTCTATCTGCCATATAAATGCTCATATATCTCTCCTTTGTTTAGTGATAAGTCAAACCTATCAGATTAGTCTCGCTCTGTCAAATCGTTCATAACCGCAAGTGCATCACGTAAAAAGCCTACACGCTTGTTACTAGCGTTTTGATCGATTGGTGTGTCGTTTATAAAAAGCCACTCACAAGTTTCTGGGTCATAAACATCCCCATTGCCGGTCAAGTCGCTCATAAGGCCAACATCCAAACCCCAGACCCCATCAGAGTGGTCAAAGGTGACAATGAAATGTTCTACCATGCTATTACTTGCCATTGCCAAACATCTCCTCAGCAGCGATATCGGTAATAGTGTTTAGACTGTCCTCGCAAAAATAGTCGTTAGTGTTATAGCGGTGAACAATGACAGCCCACTTTTCATCTGTAACAACAACATCATCCAACATGTCTTGAATGTCGTCCTTGGTCCAAATGAATGGAATAGCAACCCTATCGTTCGGGTCAAATTCCTTTAGCAATTCAAGGAAATACCCTACAGTGTCCTGTTCATAATTACTCATTGTTATCTTCTCCCTTACTGAGGTTATACGCCTCTTCTAACTTTGCAAGATACCAGTCTGGTATCGTTACGCTCTCTTCCTGTAAACTAGCCATTTTAGCCATGTTATACCTCCTCATTTTCATGCATCATATCTACTTCCCAAATTGTGTTCTCGTCATCAATAATTGTTTCCCCTAATTCGTAAGGAAAACCTTTGCCAGCCTCGCGCTGCGCCTCTTCAAGGCTCTCTGCACGAATAGCGTAAACGCCGGTAGTTATGGTTGTGAATGGTAAATAAAATGTTTTCATATCTTCTCCTCTGTTTTTCTTGCTTTCATAACCACATCAAAAAATGTGGCCTGGGTGTAACTTAGAGTCTTCACTTGGTCTAAAGTCAGATGATCAAAATCAACCCTGTAAAACTCGTTCCGGTCAGGCCAAGTGTTCGCAGCCTTTAGAGTGCCAAACGCCTCAACCAACACGCTATCCTCTGGCGTGTAAAAACCAACAACCTTAGGCATTCTTGGCCTCCTCAAATTCATAAATGTCATCTTCATTCCATTCAGTATAGCCATCAACCCACTCAATGTTGTAGTTTTCGGTGAAGTCGTCACTCAAAGCAATAACCTTAGCCTGCTCAAGTGTGTCGGCCTCAATCTCGTAATAGCCGTTGATTGTTTCTACTGTTTCTAAAATATATTTTGGCATTTATACCAACTCCTCTTTTGTGTTGAACGAATTATAGTAATCATCTTCTTCCTTATGAAGTCTTGCCTGACACAGTAATGCATCATCAAGGTTGTTGAATGTGTCGTGAACCTGACCAAACTCAAGACTTGTCTCGCTAATCTCACAAACAGTAAACAGCGGCCTGTCGGCCAAGTCTTGTCGAGCAACAATCGTATAGTTGTCGCCACTAATAAACTTTTTAGTTACCGATAAATACTCAACCATTACAGGCTCAACCTTTCAGGACTATCGCAAACAACCTCAATACCCTTGATAGAGTAATTGCCTTTGTGCAAATCGTCAAGGTTCAGCTCACCGGCGTTCACCATGTCAATCAGACCTTGAGCATCCTCATCAGATGCTGCTGTGAAATAGAATTTGTGTGTATCAATAATGTTTGCCCATGCCATATATTCTGCCATTGTGGCCTCCTTTGTTAGTAGTTATAGATTTAGTTTAGTGGTTTTTTGTTACTCTGTCAAGCCCTCAAGAATACTCAAAGCCATAAACAAACCATCCTCATAGCCGTCAATGTAATCGCCGTCATAAGTTTCCTCACCGGCCCGCTCTCTCGCCTTCTTGATTTCGTCAATCAGAATTGGTAGATTTTCTAAAGTTGCTTTTGCCATGTTGGCCTCCTCACTGTCATAGTCCATCAACACTTCGTTACATTCCTCACACTCAACAGCAACATTCACTCCAGCATAAGTAACAACTTCTACACTATGCCCAACATGCCTGCTCAGGTCTTCATAATCAGTAGCACTCATTTGGCCTCCTTTGATCGATTGGTTATAGTTCTAGTTTAGTCCTTTTTATAGTCTTGTCAACCCCAAAACGCAAATTAGTCAAAGAATTATTTATGGTAAGTTTTACCATATTCAACCACCACAACCCCACACTATTATGCGAAACACTATTTTATTCCTTCAAAAAAATACTATTCTAAAAGTGAAAATAAATAGTGTTTCCTGATGTAGCGTTTAGATACTGGAATCGAATATGATAAAAACAATGAGAAAAAGAGTATAATTTACCATATTCAATCGACAAAACACCCAAAAACAAAAACTCCCAGTCTATCTGATTATTATATATAATAATATATATATAAATAATACAGACAGGGAGGTAAAACAAAAAATTAGGAATCAAATATGAAAACCGCGCAGAATTTTCAAACCGCGGCCCTGCGTCCAAAACCCCGCAGATTTTTCAAAAAAAGCACCTGTGTATAGTGCGTTGTAATGCTGCCAAAAATGGCAAAATCATAAACTATTATGTTACAGAAAATTGCTGCCAGTCATCTGCCCAGTTTGGGGAGGGACCGGTGGCCCCCCCAAACTCGGGCTAGGGTGACAAACAAACAAGGAGACAAGATGAATCTATCAGATTCGCGTAAGTTATTCAAAGTATCTTACACAATTGATCCAATCTCAGAAGAAGCAAAATATGTATTGTTGCTAAAAGAAAACAATACAGACTTTGGTTTCATCAGAGAATACACTGACGACTTAGGTGGTCAGTGTCACCAATTCAAAGGATACTCTTGGATTGGTAACGACACAGATAGTTCAGGTTCATTAGTAATGGACTATCCAACACGCAGAAACCAATATCAAGAAATAGAAACAGAATATCTTGACTTGGAACTAGAAAGTGGCTTCAACCAATCATTATTAGATGCAGGTCACTTCTATCATCAAACACGAGCATTCGTGTTTCCAGATTACTCACCATTATCACTAAAGAGGTAAAATGAGCGCAGCATTATTCACATGGGACGAAATCACCAAAGAACAAATCGACCAAGTAGAAATCGTCCAAATCGATGTAATACCACAATACATTTTCACCTACAACAAAGCATTAGACCAATGCGACATTTGGGTATCAAATGGAATTATGGATTTCGCCAACTCAATGTATCAATGGGTAAACCTTCTACCATTAGAAGGAATGTCATGGGAAGAGTTCAAAAACACAGAACTCAGAGACTATGGCAGAACACTATACGCAGGTATTATGCGTAACAACCTACCTGAAGAACTTCTCTTCAAGGTATAACCAAGGAAAAAGGAAAAATGAGAAACATAAACCGAGACTTCAAAGAAGTCGCAGAACTATTGCACCAAGTAGCAGTAGAACAAGAAGTGTTCACAGTAGAACCTTCTGAAGTATCAACCGACGCAGTAACAGCAATGAATGAGCTAATTGACTCAAAAAACTTGCAAGGCATCGGTGTATCATACTACAGTGGACAAACTCGCCTAGTATTCAAAGCAATGTCATTCGATGACAATGGTGACCTAATGCTACTTGATGTATCATGGCCACACCTACAAACACATCGTCTAAACATGATTCTTTGGATGCAATTCCGTTGGGAACTAAGCAACCTGCTAAACGAATCAAACATCGAAACATACAGTGACGGTAACTACATTCGTGTAAACTGCAACAATTCAGCAGAACTACAGCTAGCATTAGAAATTCTAATGCAAGAAGTAACATTCAGCGCAGAATGGCTAGCAAAAGGTTTAGAAAGTTTCAACAGAACCTTTGCAGAATACAAAAACCACTATGAACGCAACAATCGCATAGAAGGTAAGCGTGTAGAAGGTCAAGGTCTAGCAGCAAAAATCTCAGACCGCAGAGACCAAACATTCGACACAACAGAATGGATGGCTGTAGAAGCAGAAATCCAAAAATACCAAACAAAAGTTGGTAACCACATTGTATCTCGCACATGGGGTTGGGAAGTAGAAGCCCCAAACCCAGGTAAAAACATCAGAGTCCCAATGGGTGTCGAATCAGGTTCAGACGGTTCAGTAGAATCATATGAATCAGACCACGACGACTGCGAATGCGGTTGCCGAGACTGCACTTTCCACGAATGCAGCTGTGACAACTGTTCAGACTACAACGACAGTCCAGAACACTGCGGAGACAGTGACTGCAACAATGTAACATCATACGAATTCCGCACCACAGGTGGAGTGACAAGATCACGACACCCAGGACTTCGTGCATTGCTAGAACAAATCAAAGACAGCGAAAAAAACGAAACAGCTGGCACTCACATTCATGTGTATGCTAGAGACCTAACTGCAAAACAGATAGGAACAGTTCTTGGTGCTTACGCAATTACACAGCGTGTTTGGGATGTAATCTGTGCCCGTAATGCCAACGACGATGAGCGTTGCCAAACTTACGCAGATCACATACCAGTAGACGCAATCAGTGCAACACTACGCACTGACACGCTATACCATGTTGGTAAGTTCACAGCAATCAACACACACCATGCGCCAAACGACCGTGGCACGTTAGAGTTCAGACAAATGAACTGTAACTTCGACTACGACCGTATCAGCTTCATGGCGTGGATGGCTCGTGGACTAATCCAAGCAACCAAAAATGGTGCACAAGTGCATGAGTTCTTTGCAATAAAGAACATCACAGACTTCGTTGCATTATACGAAAAGTACGGCTTCACTTTCAAAGAAGAAACTCAAGAAGTAGAAGACCCATTCGGTTCGCGTTACCGTCAAGTGCCAAAAGCATTTCAGGTTGCATAATCAATGAGTAAAGTCAAAATGAAATGGGTAGAACCTGAAGAGATAGCAAAAATCAAATCAGGTCGCAAAATTCGTTACGATGTTACTGAATTCATGGAAGAACTCTATGCAAATCCAAATGCATGGGCACTATATCCGGTAAAAGTAAACTCACACGCTTGGGCTTACCGTATCTCAGAACGGTTCGCACAAATCGAGGTAGCACAAACAGGTGGTAATAACCTGGCTGTGATGCACCCAGATAAAAAGCTCTGGACAGTGTATATGAGATACAATCCAGACCTTCCTAAGGAGAAGAAATAAAAACGAAATAAAGCAGAAGAAACTGTTGCAATGTGCATCAGTTTTACAGTGTTCCTATTATTCATAGTAGGAGCATTCATCTAACAAGTGTGGGGGTCAGAAATGGCCCCCACCCCAACTTAGGAGTATCATGCCAAGCATCACAATCACAGAAGAATACTTACAGCAACTAATTGATGCTGCAATAATCAAAGAACGCAACAAAATCAGCAGTGACCTACGCATGTGGGCCAATGCTTTTCCATACAAAAGCGAATACACAAACGGTGTAGTTCGTGCAGCAATGCTAATAGAAGGAGTAAAATAATGTGCGGAATCGGTGGCTTTAGCCTATCCAAACACAGCAAAATCAACCCACGCAAAGTAGCGCAAGCGTTACTTACAGAAATGGAATCCAGAGGCTCAATGGCTTCAGGTTATGCATGGGAAAACGCAAAATCGTCAGGTGTATACAAGCGTGACATTGCAGGATCCAAACTCAACATGTGGCACATGCCACGCAACGCAACAAATGTTATCCTACACACACGCCTAGCAACACACGGCTCTGCATCTGTAAACGCAAACAACCATCCAGTAATGTCACCAAACGGTAACATTGCACTCGTGCACAACGGTGGAATTTGGAATCACACCAAAGTGCGAGGCGAACTGCCATATAAGTTACCAGAAGTAGATACATCAGTAATACCAGCAATCCTGCAAAAATACGGTGTAGACAAGTTCAGCATGCTAGACGGTGACGCTGCAGTAGCATGGCTCGACAGTGATGTGCGCAACCAAATCACAGTAGCAAGAATCAGTCACTCACCAGTATGGGTCGCACAAAGCACAGACGGCTCATTCTTCTTCGCATCAACCGAACACATTCTATGCACAGCACTAGAACGTGCCAAAATAGAATACGAATGGGTGTACGAAGTAGGCGAACGCAAAATGTTCACAGTAAGCCACGGTGTAGTAACTGCATTCCAAGATGTAGCAGAACTAGACCCAGCATACGAAGAAATCTACACACCATCATATTACGACAAATATCGTCATATGACTTCAGGTATGCAACCAGGTAACTCATGGGAATCATACGGTACAGGCATCGAAGTAAATGGTGTAACAGAATACACACCAAACCACGAAGACATGTCAGGATGGGGAATCAACACATTCTCAGACTTCAGAGCATGCTTCTCAGAAGTAGGTGGCATATTCTACGACGGCAACGGCGACATGATAGGTGACATAGAACAGCTAATGGACGAATACGAAGACTTCAAATACTCCACATGGCTAGAAACACACGCCATGGGTCGTAAAGACGCATCAGAAGACGAACTATGGGGTCGCATCGATGACTGGCGATAACCTAGACGAAATCACCACATGCGACATATGCGGAGAACAAATGCCATACTGGCAATTCTCATCACACCTAGCAAACAACCAGTAAAACCCGGCAAGTAAGGTTGGCATCTTGCTGTCGTAAGTCAGCCCATCCTGAGTATGATGTAAAAAGGCTCAAAACAACCTTCATGCGCGCATCGTGCCGTGTGAATTCCAAAAAACATGGCCTTTGCCATGAATTTATAACAAGGAGAGATAGCCTTATGGGCGTTTCAAAGAAAAGTAAAATGAAATCACAAGCTGAAGTGCAGTTGGAGCAGTTAAACCTGTTGTGCGATGCTTACAACAGTGTCATCTCAGACTTTGGTGCTGACATTGGTTGGCCTAAGCGCCTTCAGAAGAAGGTGATTGCTGCGTTGGAGCAGCGTGAGTATGAGTTGGGTCATATATGGCGTGAGCTGTATGAGGCTGAGCTTGATGCTTTGGAGCAGTTCAAGTAGTAAAGGGTAGCAAAGATTGGGCAGATCTACACGCATATGTTGGCGTGTGGGTTTGCCCTTTTTTTGTGTTGTTTTGTCATTGAAAAGTCGCGCACATTTTTGTGTGGCTTATGCTGCGTATACATACATACATATGTTGTTCAACTGCGTTGTATTATTGAAAAGCGTGAAAAGCATTGAGTTGGCCGGTTTACCCTGTCTGGTTAGTTTGCCCGTTCAAGTCGGGTTGCCTTCTCCTTCGGAAGGCAAACCCGCCTCCAGATACTAATAGTTAGGTAATCATCATAATGTCAAATGCAAAAAAGAATGTAGCACTATCGTTCGACTTCAACGCTGTTGAAGGCACAAGCAGTTACACGCTCGTCCCTGCAGGCCGTTACAACGGCACTATCGAGCAGACCAAGTTTGTTACTCTTAGGAGTGGTGAACAGCGTTTGTGGATTGGTGTACGCATTGCAGGTCCAAAGCAGGCTGGTCGTTTCATCACCACACTGTGCACCCTTGACGCAAGCGCCAAGTCAGCGTACAAGACCAAAGCATTGGTGGAAGCATCAGAAACCCACTTGGGTGGTATGTACCTTCCAGCAGAGCCTAACGCCTTTGTTGGTGCAGTTGTTGGCATCGATGTGGTTATTTGGAAGCCTGAGAACGGCAACACTGTAAACGACATCAGGAGCTTCGCTCCTGTGTTGGATAAAGTGCCAACCACAGCAGAAGTTGAAGAACTTATTGCAGATGTAGTGTCACACTTCGATGTGGCACAAGCAGAAGTTATGGCAGCCAAGGCTAAGCGTAACACCGACTTCTAACCAACAGCGTACCCCCTATCCCTTGCGGATAGGGGGATACGCCCCCTAACCAGAAAGGTTACACAATGTGTAAACTAAACGGCACCAAATGCGAACCATGCCAGCACCCATTCGTAGACTCATCCGTAGAAGTATTCGTAAACGGAAAGCACGAACCAGTAACGCAGTGCCTAGCCTGCTTGGAGTTGGTAGCATGATGGCAATCAACTCATGGGCAATCACCTTATGCCTATACCTCATGGCAGGCATACTCCAAACCAGCCTCACAGAAGTTTCAGAGCAAGGCAACATCCACCTAGCCGAAAAACTCCTAAACCCAATGTGGCTGCTCACATGGACAGCAATCATCATGTCTGTCGTATCAATCCTAATCACCCTAAGATGGTTTAGGAACGCCACACAGTAGGTTTCTAACACACCCCCTAGTGTTAGAAAAGAAAAGCCGGTAATCAAGTTTCTGACCCCTCCCCCCCGTCAGACTTGGTTACCGGTTTTTTCTTTTAGCCGCCGGTCGGTGTCCGCTCCCGCCGCAAGCGACGCTCGCATCCCCCGCTCTACCAGTATAGTAAAGACTTCAATTTATTCCCCAAAAACATATACAGGGTAGTGTTCTCCCCCCACATGCGTATCGGAAGCACTTTTGCCGTTTTTTGTGTGTTAGGATGTGTGTATGGATATTTTTATTGATGCTTCGTGGTCGGATGAGCCGATCTCTCTTCACTTGTCTTCTTTTGATGAGGATGAGGGGTCGATTGTTTATGTGGCGACTTTTAATGATGAGCATGTGGTTTATTTTGAGGCGACTGAGGATGTTCCGTTTTGGTCTTTGGTGCAGGTTGCGGTTCAGTGTTTGAATGAGGAGTTGGAATGGTTGGGTTGAGTCAGTCTCAGCAGATGTTGCTTACTTTGAATCAGGTTAAGAAGTCGGCTGAGATTTATCCTTCGTCTGTTTCTAGGGCAGAAAAAATTTCGCGTCGTAAAAAATCTAAAAACCAGAAGAGGTCTAGGAGGTTGAATCGTGTCTAGAGGTATTGCTGATGAGGCTGAGGATGTTGAGGAGAGTCCTGAGGCTGATATTGATTTGAATGAGTTGGCTGAGATGGTGTTTATTGTTTTTAATGAGGTTAAGTTGATTCACGAGAAGTTGGATAAGTTGTTGGAGGCTAGGGATGGCTAGGGGTGAGATTAGTCTTTTGGATGAGACGCTTCTTCGCGCTGCGGCTTCTGGTAAGTCTGGTGAGGAGATTGAGCGTTTGACGGGTATTCCTGCGGCTCAGGCTGTTGTGCATGTGAAGAATATTTTGTCGCGCCGTGATGTGTGGTCTGAGGTTGAGCAACGGCAGTTGTTGGTGCATGAGTTGAATGAGTTGAAGAATTCTTTGCAACAGAATGCGATTGAGTTTAAGGATCCGACTTCTGCGCGTTTGTTGTTGCAGACTTTGTCTGAGTTGGGTCGGCGGTTGGATTCGCAGAAGGCACAGTTGGATGAGCAAGTGTTGAGGTTGTCTGAGTTTCAGCAGAGTATTCTTTTGAGGGCGATGGATTCGGCTTTGGGGTTTGCGAAGAAGCAGTTGAAGGAGCAGTATCCGGATGTGGATGCGAATAAGTTGGATGCGCTTGTTGGTGAGGGGCTTTTGTTGGCGAAGCATGAGTTGATGGCTGAAGATGATTGATGGTGTGATTGATGGGGTGGTTGCTGATATTCAGCGCCGTTCTAAGAACTCTTTGTATTTGACTGATCCTGTGGCTTGGTGTTATGACGTGTTGGGTAAGCATGTGTGGTCTAAGCAGGCTGATATTATGCGTTCTCTTGTTGACAATACGCACACTGCTGTTGTGTCTTGTAATGGTGCTGGTAAGTCTGCGATTGCGGGTATGGCTGGTGCTTGGTGGGTTTCGGTGCATGATCCGTATGAGGTGGCGTTGATTGCTTCGGCTCCTACCTATCCGCAGATTGCGCGTGTTTTGTTTCGTGAGTTGAAGGATAATCATAAGGCTGCGGCGATTCGTGGCTTTGCTTTGCCTGGGCACATTAACCAGTCTGAGGAATGGAAGTTGGATGATGAGTATGGCACTCTTATTGGGTTTGGTCGTAGGCCTGCTGACACTGATATTGTTTCTGCCTTCCAGGGTATTCACCGTAGATACGTTATGGTGGTTCTTGATGAAGCTGGAGGTATCCCTGCTGATCTGTATACTGCTGCCGAAGCTGTTACTACTACTGCTGACTCCCGCGTTTTAGCGATTGGTAACCCTGACCGTAGGGCGACTGAGTTTCACAGAATTTTCCGTGAGGATGAGACTTGGAATAAAATTAAAATTTCTGCGTTTGATACGCCTAACTTTACTGGTGAGAAAGTTCCTGAAGAGTTGACCCCGTTGTTGATTCAGCCGGCTTGGGTTGCTCGTCAAAAAATTGCGTGGGGTGAAGATTCGGCTCGTTACCGTTCAAAAATTTTGGCTGAGTTCCCTGAAGAGGATGACACAACGTTCTTTAGTCAGCAAGCTATTGATAAGGCTGTTGATTTGGAGATTGTTGAGGATATGAACATTCCGGTTGTGTTGGGTGTGGACTTGGCGCGTTTCGGTGATGATGATTCGGTCATTTACACTAACAGAGGGGGCTTGTTACGTCATTATGCTACATGGAACAAAGCTAACGCTGTGGAGTCTGCTAACCGCGTCCATGAGGCTGCTGTAGCTTTGGGAGCCACTGAGGTTCGTGTGGACGCTACAGGTTTGGGTGCACCAGTGGTGGACATGTTAGCAACTATGTGCGAAGGTAAATATATTGTTATTAGCGTTATTGGTTCGGCTGCGTCACCAGATAACACTCGTTGGTTGAATGCTCGTGCTGCAGGGTTTGATTCTTTGCGTGAGGGTATGATTATGGGTAAAATTGATTTAGATTTGGATGACAAAGAGTTGTTGGACGAAATGATGGGCATTAAATACAAGTTTAGTGCTAAGGGTTCGATTCAGATCGAATCTAAAGATGATATGCGTTCTAGGGGTATGAAGTCTCCTGACCGTTTGGACTCGGCAGTGTATGCTTCTTTGGATATGTCGCGTTTGTTGGGTTCTCCTTTTGCTAATTCTAAGGCTGGGGATCGCATTATGTTGGATGCTAGCATGATGGATGAGCGTTTTCCGTTCTATTCTTCGTGGACGTGGTAGAATGATTATAGATATTTTAACTTTTTGGAGCTTATTTTGACAAATTATGACCTTTTTGACGAGTCTTACGACAACATGGCGAGGGCTTTGTTGGCTCTTGACGACAAGGGTTGGAGCCCTCTTGGCGAGTTGTCGACCGAATTGGATGCTTTTAGCCTTACAACCTTAAAAGATCTTGCTAAAGAGTTGGCTGAGCGTGTGGACGGTAATCCGCTATTAAAGCGCGGTTTGGGCCTTCGCACAAGCTATGTTTTTGGTAAAGGGGTCGAATTTGATAATGTTTCGGCTCGTATTAAGGAACTTATTGAGTCCCCTAAAAATCAGGCTGTTTTGTTCAGTTCTCAGGCTATGGCGATTAATGAGCATTCACATTTTACTGCTGGACAGTTTTTTATTCTTGGCAACGTGGCTACAAAGAATCTTCAGCGTATTCCTTTTAATGAGATCAACGGCTGGGTTAGTGACCCTGACGATGCAGAGTTTGTGCGCTATTACAAGCGCACTTGGACTCGTCACCCTGAAAATGGTGGCACAGCAGTCCAGGTTTCGGCTTGGTACCCTTCTGACCTTTACAAGCCTGTTGGTAGCTTCCCAGCCTTCATTGAAGGTGTTGCGGTTGACTCTAGTAAGGTAATGTTTACTTCTGCGGTTAACAAACGGGCCGGAACTATTTGGGGTGTGCCTGACGCTATCTCCGCTTACCCTTGGGCACACGCTTACAACGAGTATCTAAAAGATGGTTCACGCATTCTGAAGTCTTTGGCTATGTTTGCTTGGCAGTTGAAAGCTAAGAGCCGTAACGGTGCAACACAAGCTGCCGCTTCGATTGCTACCCCACAAGCTGCAGGTTCAATGGCTATCATGGGTTCGGACATGGAGCTGAATTCTTTGCCACGCACAAACAGTGTTGATCTTAGTAGCGGTCGCGCTTTGGCTGCTATGGTGGCTTCTGCCCTTGAGGTTTCTGTTGTTACTCTAATGTCTGACCCTGGTTCGTCTGGTGCTTATGGCACTGCACAAACTTTGGATGTTCCGACCATTAAGGCGATGCAAGCGCGTCAACAAATTTGGAACGAAATGTTTAGTCGTGTTTTGCGTTTCTTTGGTGCTAGCAACAAAGCTGGTGTGAAGTGGCCGAAGATGGAACAGGAAGCAACTTACCGTCAAATCCAGGCGATCTCTCTTGCTTACGAAGCTGGTGCTTTGTGGGAAGACGAATACCGCGAAGCCGTTTTGGATGAGTTGGATGTTGTGCCAATGCACAAGTCGATCTCTCCGATGGCTCAAGCAAAGCTTGATGGCTTTGATGGGGCAAGTTCACCAAATGATAACAACTCTACTTCTGCACCGGCTTCATCTGGTCAGGGTCAGTCTGGTGCTGTGGGAAGAATGTCCAATAGTGACAACACTCTCCGCGACATGGACAGCCAGCCAACAGCGTAAATAAAAAGAGTATGGTATCATTACATATAGTAAATCATTTTATGTATTGGAGTTTTTATGACCATTAAGCTTAGTGAATCACTCGGCTTCGAGGCCAGTGAAACCAAGAAGAAATGGCACGTCAAAATTATTGAGGCGGGCTGGGGTTCTTCAGGTTACTACCCTGCTTCGGTTCTCCAAGCTGACGGTCCTATCGTTTTTAAAGCTGGCACAAAAGTTTTCATGAACCACCCTGGGTTGAATGATCGCCCTGAGCGTGATGTGCAAAAGCTTGCTGGTAAACTTGTTAGCAATGCAGTGTTTAAAGAGAATGCTCTTTTTGCTGATGTAGAATTTTACTCTAGTTATGCTCCGGTTATTCGGGAGATGGCTGGAGATGTAGGTTTGTCTATCCACGCGTTTGGCGATGCTAAACATGGTGAGGCAGAGGGCCGCGAGGGTCCTATCATCGAATCACTAATCGAAGATCCTTTGACTAGTGTCGATGTTGTAACAGTGGCTGGAGCGGGCGGTAAGTTTCTTACCCTCCTTGAAAGTTACACAAGAGAATCGTTAACAGAAGTTACCGAATCACTAACGGAAGGAAATAGTATGTCAATTACTAAGGAAGAATTTGATGCAGCAATTGCTGACCTCAAAAATGCCTTCGTTGAGGCACTGTCGCCAGTTGTAGAGTCTGTCTCTGTGCTGGTAGAATCCGCTAAGCCTGTTGAGCTTGAAGGACACGAAGCCGATGCGCTTCCGACCCTTGACGCTGTAGACATTGCGGAGAAGTTCAACGAGTCAGGTCTACCTAAGATCGCCCTTCAGCGTGTTGCTGAGGCTCTTAAGGCAGATGCAAACGTCAAGTCTCTTGACGAGCTAATCGTAGATGAGAAGGCTTACGCTGCATCTCTTCGTGAGGCAATCGCCCCTGTAACAGAACAGCCTGGAGTAGTCCACGAGTCTGTTGCTAAGACAACCAATCTGCTAGACGAGTTTTCTGCTATTGCAGCTCGCATTAGCGGCAAGTAAGAAAGTAAGGTAAATCATGGCTCTTAATGAGATTTATAGCGATGCTAACTCACTGGTCTTTCCTGTAGCAAGCACTGTAGTTTCAGGTGCACTTGTTCAGGTTGGTCAAGTTGTTGGTGTTGCAGAAAACAAAGCGGTTTTAGGCGAAGATGGCAACTACTACGCCACTCTAAAGCTTAACGGCGTTTTTGAACTGTCAACTCTAGTTGCAGTAACTGTTGGCGCATCTATGTACGTAACAAGTGCTGGTGTCGTTACGACCGTAGCATCTGGAAACAAATTTATTGGTCACGCAATCAAAGCTAAGGCTGGAACTACTGCTGGTCCTGTTTATGTTCGCTTGCATGCATCAGCAACCGTAAGTTAAGGTAAGGTAAAAAATGACTGAAAACATCACCGCACGTCAGGTAGAAGCTGCTAAGCTTCTCGAAGGTGCCCTTCGTGGGGACCGCCAGGACAAGCTAAAGCTACAGGAAGGTATCTCCACTTCGGACCTACCAATTCAGCTAGCTCCAGTTATCAACAAGATTCTATTGCAGAACTACGAAGCTCAGCCTAAGGTCTGGGACCGTTTTGCAACTCGTCTAGTTGTTGATGACTTCCGCAAGCAACAGTACCTAAACCTCCGTTATGAAGACGAGGGTCTAGACAACCAGGGAGACAAGTTCCGTGAAGGTTCACTCCCAACTGTTGGCGAATATGACGAGTACCCAACCGCTGGTTGGTTCTCGGTCACTGAGAGCGACTTCTCAGTGAAGAAGGCTGGTCAGAGAGTACGTTTCTCATGGGAAGCTGTTGTAAACGATGGAAACATCTCGCTACTTGAGCGTCTACCTATCGAGCTTGGCCTAAAGGCTGCCGGTAAGGAAGACGAAGAAGTTACCAAGCAGCTAGTTTCGAGCTCAGGCTTGAACACTGCCAACTTCAAGTCAGGCAACAACAACCTATTCTCTGGTAACGGTGCTCTTACTCTAGACAACCTAGAGAAGGCTATCGAAGCCGCCAACCTTCAGCAGTACAACGGCCGTCTAATTCAGCCAGTAAGCCGCTTCGCATTGGTAATCCCACGTGCGCTTGAGCTTACCGCTAAGAAGATTCTTGCTGTTCAGACTGTTGAAACCTCGAACACTGTTGGTTCAATCTTGACAAAGACCATCACTGGAAACCCAATCGGTTCTCAGGTTGAGATCGTTGTTAACGACTGGATCACCAAGATCAACTCATCCGCTGGCGCTTACTGGTTCCTAATTCCAGTTCCATCAGCTTCGCTTAACCCTAGCGTTGTGCTTGGTTTCCTTCGTGGATTCGAGACACCTGAGCTTCGTGTTAAGGCTGCAGCTGGTCAAGCACTTGGTGGTGGAGCCGTCCCTGAGGCTTATGGTTCATTCGATAACGATGACTGGCAGATGCGAATCCGCCACATTGCTACTGGTGGATTCTTCATCCCTGCAGGAACAATTGCTTCGACGGGTGCCGGTAGCTAATACCGCACAAGGAATGCCCCCACTTCGGTGGGGGTTTTCTTTTTACCTGCTATAATTAGATTGTCGTTCACCTCCTTGACGACATGCCACCCTGTTGAGCTTTTTGCTCCAGGGTGGCGCTCTTTTTTGTGATAGAATTGGAGGATGATAATCTTTCCAGACAATAATCTTCCGGGCGGGTCGCAAGACTGGGCCGATACTGTCGAACGCGAAATTAAAAAACTTTATAAGCGACCTTTTGGTGGTGGCGGAGGTTCCGATTCAACAGGCACTGGCACTGTTGGTCCGGCTGGTCCTACAGGCCCTCAGGGGCCCACTGGCGCTACTGGTCCTCAAGGATTGCAGGGTTTGCCTGGTGTTGATGGAATCGACGGCCTAGATGGCGCTCCTGGCACTAATGGCACTAATGGGACCAACGGTACTAACGGGACTAACGGGACTGATGGGGCTAAGGGTGATACCGGAGATCAAGGCATTCAGGGCATTCAGGGTATTCCAGGAGTTAAAGGTGATACTGGAAGCCAAGGTATTCAGGGCATTCCAGGCGTTAAAGGTGATACTGGTTTAACTGGTGATCAAGGTATTCAAGGCATCCAGGGCATACCAGGTGTCAAAGGTGATACTGGTGCTACTGGGGCTAAAGGTGACACTGGTAATACTGGTGCTACTGGTAGCCAAGGTCCAAATGGTTTTTCTGCTTATCAGGTTGCGCAGATTGAAGGTTTCACTGGCACTGAGGCAGAGTGGCTAGCTTCTTTAGTTGGCCCAACTGGTGCTACTGGCGCAACAGGAGCAACAGGAGCGACTGGCGCAACAGGAGCAACAGGAGCAACTGGCGCAACAGGTCCAGGTGTTGCCGCTGGTGGAACTGCTGGGCAGATCCTTGCAAAACTAGATGACACAGACTACAGCACTACTTGGATCGACAACTATGCTAACTGGACTTCTCAGTTAAAGCACGAGGTCAAGCTTGGCGAGGCTATTGCTAAGGGCCAAGCTGTGTATGCAAGCTCTGCTGATGGCACGAACATTGTTGTTTCTAAAGCTTCTAACGCTACTGAGGCAACTTCTTCTAAGACTTTGGGCTTGCTTGAGCTGGGTGGTTCAACTAACGCTAAGGTGAAGTTGATTGCTGAGGGTTTGCTTTCTGGCCTTAACACCTCAACTGCCACTGCTGGTGATCCTGTGTGGCTAGGAACTGCTGGCAACCTTATTTATGGATTAGCTAATAAGCCTGTTGCCCCGGCTCACCTTGTATTTATCGGTATTGTTACTCGTGCACAGACTAACAATGGTGAGATTTTTGTTAAGGTTCAGAATGGTTTTGAGTTCCGCGAACTACATGATGTTTTGATTGAGGCTAATGGAAGCCTTACTGATAACGAGGTTATGGCTTATGACTTAGCTTCCGGTCTTTGGAAGAATCAAACAGCAGCTGAGGCTGGCATTTCTGTTACAGGCCACACCCATGCGCCATCCGATATTACTGGCACAGCAGTTATTACAACTGATAGTCGTTTAAGTGATGCTCGAACTCCTACCGCGCATACTCACGCAACTACAGACATTACTAGCGGAACTTTAGATATTGCTCGCATTCCTACAGGCACGACTAGCACAACTGTTTCTTTAGGTAACCACACACATGCTGCAAATACACTAACCGGAACGACTTTATCTGCCAGCATAACCACCTCAGAAATAACTAACATTGGAACACTAGGTGGGCCAGGAGTTGTGTCAGTATCAAGCTCAGGCGATCTAAGTTCAACCGCAAACGTAATCGTCCCCTACTCACAAGCCATTGTTACTGGTAGCATTACTGGTAACGGAATAATGAGTTTTCCAGTAAATCGTTTTACTGTTCCTCCAGCAATTCTTGCAACAGTAACTAGCGGTGCAACTACTCGAACAAGCGTAACAACCGCAAACATTACTCTTTCCGGAGGCATTTATTCTGTTCCCGTTTACGTTTGGGCTGGTGGCTCTGCTTCAAGCACAGCAGCCACAGTAACTCTTCATGGGATACAAATGACCTCAACGACTAAGGAAGGATAACATGACGGTAAAATGCGTTAACCAAAATTGCCCTAACTTCAACATTGAAGTTACTATTGTTCTCGAAGAGGGAATGAACAGCACAGTTATTTGTTGCTGTGGCACAGACATTGCTAATCCAGAATAAAAGATAAGGTATAATTAGAGCATGCCCGACATTACTCCCCCAAACTATTCAACTGCCCTTGGCCAAGTTCGCTTACTAATACCGGATGTTGAGCAACTTAGCGATCCTCGCACTCCGAGCGCAACGCCATCATACCTTTTTAATGATGCGCAAATTCAAGCATTTGTTGCACTTTATGCTGACAATGTTAAGCGCGCCGCAGCACAAGCCAAACTTGTTTTAGCTACCTCTGAAGCCCTAATCAACAAAGTTATCAAAACTTATGACTTCACAACTGACGGAGCAAAGCTTGGCGCGGAACTTCGTGCACAAGCTAAAATGCTTCAAGAAGAAGCAGACCAGGACGACTTGGTTGACTCTTTTGAAACCTTTATTATAGTTTCTCAAACGGAAAAGTGGGATAACGATTGGCTCTAAACACTCGCCCAGTATTACACCCTAAGTGGACAAGTCACAACGTTCCTGTTGAAGATGGCTTAGGTTTAGCGCGGATCAAAATTATTAAGCCTAACGCTAGCGAAAAAACTTACAACGCTGTTACCAATACTTGGACTGAATCTACTGCACTTATTTATGAGGGTTGGGCACGAATCCAGCCGTTACGCCAGTCAACCATTTCCGAATCAAGCAACGACTTTATTCCAATGACCGGAAAAGAAGTTGGCATGTTCTTTAACCTCAAAAAGAATTTAATGGCAGGATGGGACAACAGCCTAGCTGACATTCGTCCAGGTTACGAAGTTATTGTTGTAACCGCAGTTGTTGACCCACTCCTTCAAGGTTTCCAATACACAGTAAAATCCGTTATCAACAGCTCTAACGCTTGGTCACGTGGTATTACTTGTGAGGTGAACCAAGAATCGAGGCCAGTCCGTGCCTAGAAAATCAACAATAATAAATGCTGATGCTTGGATTGATGCTCAGGAAGAAAAGATTCGTAGGATTATTGGACGCGCTGCTCGTATAGGCGCTGAAGAAACACGCAACAACATTCTTGGTGGTTCACCTACTGGTTCACAATGGCATGTTATGATTAACAAAATGCGTGGCAACCAGTTTGGCGCTCGTAAAGAAACCGGTAAAATGCTTGAGAGCGTAAAGTTTTCAAGACCGGTTTGGAACACTGAAACAAAAATGTGGGAAGCGTCATTTGGTTTTCCTTTCTCTCCATCAGGTTTTGGTGGTATTCGCGACACGCGATCTTCAGCAAAATACCAGAAGCGCGTAGACTCAATGCGTAACCCAAAGTTCCGTCCTTGGGCAGCCGACAAAAACTATATTGCTATGCAAGAATATGGTGCTGAAATGCCTGGCTCAAACGTAAGAGTGGGCATGCATGCAACTCGGAGAGCGCTTGCAGTCGCAGAAAAATACGCTATGCAAGAGTTTGCTAAACTATACAGGAAGACTAAATAATGGCTCTATCACTCCTGGCTGTGCAAGACCAGATTAGCACAAAGCTTCGCGAACTGCCACAAACAGTTTACGAAAACACTGCACCGGCTGATGACCAGCTAGAATATAGTGGTGGCACAATGCTCCCCTTTATTGTGCCAATCTACGGCGGTTACGCGCGAGCTTACGAAGGGCGTGGCATTACGAGCGTCAGAAATGATCTTGGGCAAAGCTATGTAACAGTCGCATGTGTTGGACCAACTGAACGCTCAGCACGACAGGTCGCAGACCTTGTGCTCAATAAACTCACTGGTTTCAAGCCAGTGGACGCTGGAGAACTAACTCCAGCACCAAATGCTGGATCCCTAGTGTTTGACAACTCAATTAAACCAATCAAATATATTTCTGAAATCACATTTATGTTTTTCGTAAATACTAATGTGGTATCATAGTATAAGATAAGAAAGGACCATCATGGCACTTTTTAAGCACAAGCTTACTGGTGAGATCGTTAATGCCCCAGCGCATTACGCCTCTAACCCTGTGTTGGGGAAGAATCTTCTTCCAGTAGATGCAGAAGTTCTACCAAAGGTAGAGAAGAAGCAAACAAAAGAAGCTCCAGCGGCACTACCTGTGGTAGAGGCTAAAAAGGGCGAAACCCTAATCATCGAGAACGAGGAAAACTAATATGGCTACTAAAATGCTACGCCCAAATGTGGGTATTTACGTTGCAGCCGCTGATGCTTTTGCAAACTGGAAGTCTCCTACCCTTGCAGAAATCACCAGTGCTACAAAGGTATTCGACATTTCACAGGCTGTGACTGACGACTACACACTAAACCAGACTGAGTCTCAGTCAGACAACTCGCTGTCAATTGTTGACAACGCAGATGTTACTACCCCAACCTACTACAACTACGAAGCATCTATGGATGGTTTCCGCGACGAGAACTTGACTGCAACTTCGGTTTACAACAAGTTCCGCGACCTGTTCAAGGCTCCAGACGTTAAGTATTACATCATCAAGCGTGTTGGTATGCCACACACTGCAGCTTTTGCCGCAGCTCAGGAAATCAGCATCTTCGGTGTGAGGACTGACTTCCCAACTGAGCTTGTTGGCGATGGCGAAATGATTCGTCTAGGTGCACGTTTCCTAACCACTGGTGAAGTTGCTATCAACGTACCAGTTGCCGCAGGAACAATCAGCACTGGCCCAGCACTTGCAACCACTGTAGGTACCAAGTCGACTTCTAACGGTAAAGTTAAGGTTTCATGGGTTCCTGTTGCTGACGTAACCAGCGAAGCTGCGTTCCTAACTGGACCAGACAAAGATATCCTAAACGGTGGAATCGAACTAACCGACGCTATTGCTTGGGATGGTTACGAGCTTGGCGCTCAGGACTCGAACAAGATTGACGACCGTTCAATCATTGACGAAGGTCAGGTTCAGACTCGTGGATTTGCACAGTTCTCTGGCTCGCTAACCTTCTTCCGTGAAGGCGATCTAGCTAACACCACTAACGAATACGCTATCGCTCGTGAGGCTTTCAAGGCTTCGACCGATGGAACTCGTCCAGTTGGTTTCCTAGTTACACGCATCAACAAGGCTGCAGGGCCTGACTTTGCTGCTGGTGACGTTGTATCCGTCTACAAGTTCACTGCAGACGCTTACATGGACAACACCGAAGGCGAAGACAGCGTTAAGTTCATGGTCAACTTTGCCCCACAGGGTAAGCTTGGCGTAATGGTTACTGCCGTATCGTAGTCTAAATAGACTGGTCGGGGCGGGGACTTGCGCCCATTTGCCCCGCTCCGACCTTAAACCCCTTAATGTGCGAATAAACTATTTTTGAAAGGCGCAATAATGAGCGAAGAAACAACAGCAACACCGGAACAAGAAGTTCCAGATGCAATTACTGAGACACTCTCTCTTGTTAAAGAGGCTCAGTCAAAAGGAGTATTTAACCTCAGCGAGGTTATTAAGGGACGCGGTTTCCCAACAAAAGATGTAACAATTTACCTTGACGCTGAATCAGCGTTTGAATTGGCACAACTTGACCAGGAGATGAACGACTTCCTTGATGCAGACTATCGTGCAGAGCTAGACGCTAAGGCTCAGGAGCTTGCTGCAAAGATCCGCAAGTCTGCCCTCACCTTCACAATGCGTGGCGTTAGCCAGAAGATTGTGGACAAGGTTATGGCTGATGCGAACGAAAAGCACCCGCGTGATGACGATAACGGAAACAACCCTGAATGGGTTAAGTTCTATGTCTCAAGCCTGGTTGCGCAAAACATCATTCGCGTAACAGATGCTGAAGGCAATGTTGACGAACACTTGTTTACCGTTGAAGAAATCTACAGCCTTCGTGAAGAAATCACACGCGATGCTTGGGATGTTCTAGCTGACACCATGCAGAAGCTAACTCTTGCTAGCGGATATTTTGAACAACTAACGGATGCCGGTTTTTTACCGAAGTCTTAACCTGGGAGGGCAATCGCCAATATCTCGTCAGAGTTAAGACAGCCGTTAAGAATGGGATCCGTCCAGTCGCTATGCTGTTCCATGAGCAGCCTAGTGACCCTTGGGTTCCGTTTGACTTTTTGCTTTTAGAAGCATTTCAGACCCTTGAGGATGAAACCTGCGGAGAGTGTGGTAACCCTATCTGGGTGTGCAGGAATGAAGAAGCTTCTAACGTAGGTTTTAAGATTAAGATTGGCCGTTGCTTTGGCAAGGCTGAACTTGACAAATGGCTTGAGAAGGATTCTAAAAAGAAGTCCTCTAAGAAGACTTATGGCGAGTATCCTTACATTGTTTCCTACACATACGATGGTGGTCCTTTGCCTTCTCGCAACGACTATTTCCAGTCTATGGCATCCCGCGATAGTGTATAATAGGTGTATACACTCGATAGGTAGGGATTCTTTTGGCGGACAAATATAGCATATCACTTGGCTTAGATGTGTCAGGTGCGCGCGCCGATTTAACCGCTTTTGAAAAAGAATATGTAGCCAAAGTAAAAGCCATGGGGGGCAGGCTTGCTAGCGTAAAGCCAGTAATATTTGACGACGAAGCAAAAGGTGCAGATAAACTTGTCAAACAAATTTTAAATGTTCGCAAATCAATGGCGCAACTTAAAGAGGAGAAGCGTCAGCTTGGTAAGATAATGTCTTCCGAGTGGGAGAGCATGACTCCGGACACTAAAAAGTCTCGTGGCGCAGCAATGAAAACACTTAAAGATAACATTGCCAAAACAGATAAAACTGGTAAACAACTTGCCGCACACCTTAGGGGAATCCAAGACGAGCCAGTAAAACTTCTTAAAGGTCTTGGCGAACAGCTTGCCATGATCCGCTCAAAACTAAATTCTACAGCGCCAAGCCTAGACCAAACCACAATCCTTAATGAAACTAAAAAACTTGCTGACACCATTAACGGAAAGTTTAAAGACCTTGCATCTGTTCGTGGAGCAATTGAGAAAATCAAAATTGATTCAAGACAAGCCTGGATGGCTGATAAAGGCCCTAAGAACGCAGAGACGCGTAAGCAACAAGTTGCTTCTATGCGCACAAAGCAGCAACCTTTTGTAGCGCAAGAGAACGAACTGCAAGCTCAGATTAGTGCAATGACTAATCAGAAGAATGATCTTCAGCGCGCTTTCGGTAAAGCTTCTTCAGAGCAATACAAGAAACTTGTTGAAATTGGTAAAGGTATTGTTGCACAGATTTCTGACGTTAAAAAGCTTCAGGACTACTTGGATGCTTTGCTGGAAAGCGCTGACCTTCCTCTAAACTCTCCTAAGAACCGTTACAAGCCTCAGACTCGTGGCGTTAAGTTTTCTGAGCAGATGCCAGATTTTGATGCTTACGAGATGCTTGGCGGGCGACGCAAGCGCCGTGGGCTTGCTAGGGAGCTTGTCACTGAGACTCCTCAGCAAGGTCGCAAAAACAATAACGTTACTGGTGGCCGTGCGCCTAACCTGATCTTAGCTGCACTAGTCAAAACCGGTGCTATCACTGCTGAGCAAGCCGCTAAAACGGCGCAAGGGCTTGGTGGGGTTGGTGTGCAACTTGTTGTTGTAGGCGATGCTCTTGAAGAGTTTGAGGCTTCTCTTAGAAAAGCTAACGAAGCTACAGAAGCTGAAGCAGCTTTGGGCGAAGATGAGTTACGTGTCAAAGGTAGGAATGCTAAAACTCTTCAGCAAAAAGTTGCTGAGCGCGAACTTCTTGGTCCACGACTTGGTGAAGTCACTTCTGAAACTACAGACTTTAAACGAATGGTTGCAGAATACAACTCGTACATTTCTAGCATGCTCACCGCGTTCTCGTTCGGTGATGAATCAAGAGTGGGTGGGGTCAACAATAAAAACTCTGGTCTTTACCCAATGTCACCAAGTGACAACCCTAATAACCTTGAAGACGATGCTGCATCAAAGAACGCTGTCATTACTGCGAAGCAGTTTGAGGAAGCCGCGATGCTTGCTTTTGAAGCTGGCACAATGCAGAATGAGGCTGCCACAAAGCTAGGTCAAGGTATTATTCCGGTTCTAATTAATAGAACTAAAAAGAACCAGTTTATGAGCCCATTCTCTGACAACTCAGAAGATGAAGACGGCAACCAAATAAAAAGAACCCCTGCTTGGCAGAAAGTTGACTTCAGCAACCAAGACGCAATCTTAAAAGCTTACCAGGCTTATGTAAACGATTTCCAGGCAAAAAACAAGCCAACAATTGAACCTTATCAGGGTCAAGAAAACTCGATATCTGGCTTGATGGGTAAGGGCACTACTGCTAACGCAATTGAATTAATGATTGCAGCAGTTACACAAGGGGCTAGACAAGCGGAGTTTTCACAAAACGCCGGAGAGCCTGGCATTGGTGAAGTTATTAACCCAGGTAGCCTCATTGCTATGGAGATTTTTGACCAGCTACCGCAGCTTGGTAAAGACTTCGTAGAACTCGCTCACGAAATTGCTTTGACTCTTGGCATTATAAAGCCACTTACAGAAAATCCTTACGGTGAATCTGTAACTCAGGGAATGGGTGACTACGTAAACCCATCGATGACAACATTTGAAAGAATGCTTGATGCTAATAACTACAACCCGCGCAAAAAACTTTCAGTTAATGGCCAGGATGTTGAACTTGGTAGCGGTCCAGGCAAGTTGCCCCCAATGGAGCAAATCGGTGTAAAGTCTGCAACTATCACAAAAGTTATTCAAGACCTTGCAACTGAGTTTAAAAAGATTTATGGCGACACAATTGGTAATATTGGTAATCAGGTTAGACAGGTTGACCCGCGCACATTTAAACCGGCAGACGCAGGCACCGTAGCGCCTGTTGAAATGAAAAATATTGATGCTTTTATTCAAAATAGAAAAGCATTCATTGACTTTGTTAAAACTGCTCGCCTCACCGTAAGCGACATTACAATGGCTCTTCCGGCCGTTGAAGATGCTTTTGATAAACTATCGATGGTCATTGACCAGGGTGTTGCCGGCTCTAAACTTTCTCGTGGAGATATTAAAGATCAGGGTTTTGCTTACCGTCAGGGTCAAGACCTTGGAATGGTTGGTAGAGCTGAAAAGCGTTTTGGTAAAGGTTCTTCAACAACCCCAATCTTTAGCGACCTAATTGACGCTAGCGAATCTGTTGATGATGCTGTTGCCGGCCTTGCAAACGGTGTTTCAGCTCGTGAAAAAGACATTGCCAACATTGGTGAAGACATGGGTAAAGAGTTTGGCGGAGGCTTTGACGAAGGCATTGGCCGTAACTCACCAGCTAAATACTTTATTGACGCTGCTGGCGACGCTGTTGAAGGTGTTATTGTTGGTTCTCAAATGCGCCTCAAAGACCTTAACGAAGCTGGCCGTGCAATGGCTGAAAGTTTCAACTCCGGATATTCAGACCAGCAAAAAGTTGAAGCAATTGCAAAGATTGAAAACTATCTAGGCCAAGGCAACAGAGAAGGCGCTAAATCAACTTATCAAGGAATGCTACAAGCTCCTGGCACAAACCAGGTTTCAGGATATAAGCTTTCAACTCCTGCAGAAATTCAGGCACGTAACAAACCTGTCCTGGAATCCATTGAAGCCCTTAAGCAAGCTAACGCCGATCTCGTAGTTGCTTTAGATATTGAGTCAACAGGTGGTTACTCAGCTACTCCTGCGCAAAACGGAAGGCCAGCCCAGCCTGGGATGCGCAACCGCGTATTTGCTTATGGTGCCACTGCAGGCTTTGGTGAGCAAAGCCGTCAACCAAGTGCTGGACGTAATGGAATCGACATTGTTCGACCTAACACTGTTGGAATTAGCCACAACATGCTTGTGCCACCAATGGACCCAAACTCGCCTTACACATCATTCAACAAAAGAGCTTCCGCTTCAATCGGCCTTGGTGACGAAAACTCTACCCAAAAGCAAATCCTTGCACTACTAGGCAAAAGAATTGATTCGCTAGGTTACCCTGAACAAAACAAAGAAGGCTCAGAGCAAGCTTATGTAAACCAGCTTGAAGACATTGCCGCCCTTTTGATGAAGCTTTACGAAACCGGAACTCCTTTAGCAATTCACAGCAACACGCTAAGTGACCTAACTACCCTTGGCAAAGAGTTTGCAAACTATGGTATCGCGGCCCCAACAGGTGGTCAGATGCGTGACGCAGGCATGCTTATTGAAACGCAAAACATGTCAACAATGCTGGGCGGAGTCTTTAAAGAATTTAACGAAAAGTTTTCGCAAAAACTGGGCGACCTTTACAAGTTCTTTAGCGGAACTCAAATGGGTGCAGAACTTACCCCAACATCTGGAAGCACACCAAGATACAGTGCTGGCGGTGAAACTGCCCACGACCCACAAACAGACGCTAACGCAACTCTTGTAGTTTTCAAAACGTTGATGGAAGCAGCTAAACAATACAGCGTAAAACAAAAGGGTTGGTTTAAAGAACTTGTTGACTTTGCAACTGCAACTGTGCAAGACGCTTCAAGCGCCATCTGGGGTAGCCAGCGTGAGCGTGGAGGCAGATCTCTTCAAGGAATGCAACGTCAAGCCGCTACAAACGGCGGGCAACTACAGCCAGCCGTAGCAAACCGCGGAGCTTTAGTAAACTCGACTTCAAGTCAAACAACATTGTTTGATGACGCTGAAATTCAATTAATGCAAGACGCTGCACAACGTCGTCAGGCTTACGAGCAAGAACTTGCAAGGCTTATAGAAGAACGCGAAAAAGAGAAGGCTCGCCTAGAACAAGAGCGCCTAAAGGCTGAACGTCAATACAAGATTGACATGGTTGAACAGCTTATGTCAGAGAACAAAGCTATCGGCTTTGACAATATTAGCAACTCTACTATTGCTGGCAAAACAATTGGTGGTGGGGACAAGTCAAAAATTG